CCTCCATTTATGGAAGATAAGAAAGAATCTAAAGACGATAAAAAAGACGACAAAGACAATGGTGACAATGGTGACAATGGTGACGATATGGAAAAATCACAATACAGTGATGTTATTTCCAGTGAATACCTGTCTTGGTTAGAAGACACAGTAAAAAGCAATGGCGTAGATACTGCTGCTGCTCGTGCTCACTTTGACCAAACCAACAAGGCACAACTTGGAGGATATGACACAGGTAGTCCCGGTAGTGACGCTGGCCAAGCACCCGGTAGAACAACAACCGAAGGCAAACCAGAAGTACCAAAGGCTAACTTTGGAACTGGAGGAAAAGGCAAGGCTTCTAGTATGAACAAAGGACAATTCTTGAATCCTTCTAATGTAAGCCCAACAGATATGGAAGCGGCTTATCAAGTATACAAGGCTGCAAGAATTGAACAAGAAATGAAGTCAAACCTTGGAGACATTTACAATGAGAGATTCCAAAAGGAAGCACAAGTAGAAAAAGCAGAAGCAGATAAAAGGGCTTTTGATGCTCGTGGTCCTCTTGATGACATCCAAAAAGCAATTAGTGACTTATCAACAAGAATTGATGGTCTAACAACAGGAGAGTCTGGTGTTACACTACAAAAATCAGTTGATGTAAGTAACGTTGAAATTCCATCTACAGAACAATTAGCAACAATGGAGTGGAGTGATGTCCACAGCCTAGCAAACAGTGTATGGAGAGGAGAGTGAACAATATGGCAAGAAATTATTTACGAACAGTAACAGACCTAGAACGCTACTATTACGGTGCAGGAAACGCAATGGGCTATTCCTACTCTGGTAGTGAACTATTGAAAGCAGATGCACCTATGTTGAGTACAACAGCAGGTACATACCAAGCAATTTACGGCAGGAAAGTATGGAGTCAGTTGAACCAAGAGTTCAACGCTTTTTCTATACTACCTAAGAAACCATGGGACAGAAGTGGATGGCGTATCATCACTGGAAGAGCATCTTTCACAACAGGTGGCGGTGTAGCAGAGAATGCAACTCTACCAGATACAACCAAACCAACATTCCTACACGTTGCAGCAAAGCCTAAGACAGTTGCTCACACATTCGATATGAGTGAAGTAGCAATCTTCCTTGCTGACAAAGACGATGGTATGGGTGACATTAGACAAGTTCTAAAAGAAGAAATGGGTAAACACCATGCAGAACACGTCAACAGAATGTTACTACAAGACATGGACACAGTAGCAGGTAATGACTTTGAATCATTAGACCGTATCACAAGTGATGCAGGTTCATCAATGGGCGGTACATATGGTGCTGCAACAGACCATGACTTGTACTCAATCACTAGAGATGCATCTTCTGCCTTCCACAGTGCAGAAGTAAGCGTAAGTGGTACAAAAGGAACTAACAGAACTCTATCACTAGACCACTTGGATGCAATATTCCAACAAATCTGGACTCGTGGTGGAAATCCAAAAGTACTAATGACAGGATATGACACATTGATGAGAATCCAACAACTTCTACAAACACAACAAAGGTTCATGGAAGAAAAGAGAGTTACTCCAACATTCAATGGCGTTAAAGGTGTACCCGGTATCGAAGCAGGTTTCGTAGTAGCAACTTACAACGGTGTACCACTAATCCCATCCAAAGATGTAACAGCAGACGGAATTAGTCGTATATATGCACTTGACACAGATTACACATGGTTCAGTACAGCAATACCAACACAGTACTTTGAATCTGGAATTGAAACTGGTGACCCATTCGGTATCAACCGTCTAGGTCAAGAAGGACTATACAGAACAATGGGCGAAGTATGGTGCTCATTCTTTGGAGGACAAGGTTCAATCCGTGACTTGAGTTGAGGATTTAATGGAGATAAAAATAAGGAGATGAAATTATGGCAGACATAACAACAAACGGAATAAAAATAGAATTTGTACAATATAGCAATGTTTCAATACTTGCAGACGTAAGCCTACATGGTGGTTCACAACCAGACGAAACAGGTTGGTTAAGTGGAGCAGGAGCAGCAGCAGGAAACTATCCCGGAAATTTAACACCTTTCCAAGCAACAAACAATGATGCAACAAATACTAGTGGCGGAAGTCTAAGAATGATAACAATCAAGTACGATAAAACAAGAACTAATGCAGACACTATGACACTAAGCGGTGCAAATGGAACATCATTGAGTGAAATTGTAGCAGTTGTTGGACAAGTTAACGGAGCAGCAAATGACCATGATATTGCAACATTTGCGGGCCTTGTATTAACATTAGAAGCAGAAGCAGCAGCGGCAAATAGTATGATTACTTTGCTAGTTCAGTAGGTGAGTTAATTGCCTACAGTGACCTTCCTCGGTCCATTCTATAGACGGAGAGCACCCGATAAGAGTGAAGATTGGGAACGAGGCATAACTAGAACCGTAACACAAGCATGGTTAGATGAATGGAATCATTGTTTACCTTCAAGTCATTTTAGAATTGAAGGAGACAATCCTGTAAAAACTATAGATGATGGCGATGGTATACCAGATAAAAATTGGACCAACAAAGATATTAAAGCATGGTTAAATGAATATGATGCAAAACCTACTGGTTATGCAACCAAAACACAACTACTCAACATTGTAGATACATTGATGAATCCAGAGAAAATTGACGAAGTAGAAGACGTAGTAGATACTGCTCCTATGGAGGAAGATGAGGACAACATTCAAGAGGTGTCTACCACTGGAGAGGATATAACGGAGTGATTTAAATGGCCGCAGGAAATACAAAAGACATAAGAGTGCATGTAATGGGAGACCTTTACATGTTGACAGGAACATTTACAGATGGTGGTACAGATGTATATTTTGGAGACCACCTATCTAATGTTTTAGCAGCAGGTGGTCATGCAACTAGTGTATATGACACAGGTGTTAAAATTGATAATGGCGCAGGATATGCAGTAGGAGAAACTGGTGCATTAGCAGTTGATTCAGTTGATGTGAGACTTCACTTTAATGTAGGAGAGACACTTTACAATAGTGCAGGCGCAAGAGTAGGAGTTCTTACAGCAATTGGTAGTGCTACAGCAATTACTTGTGGTGGGGGTCTTGTAACAGCAGTTGCAGATAACGCTAACCTATACAAATTAGGAGGTCCACAACCAGCAGTGACTTTGCAAGATGGTACATTACAAGTAAGTATCGATGAAACAAACAAATATGTAAATTTCAGTAATGGGAATATGGGCGCAACAAGCACAGCATCTACAACAGATGGCCGCTGGTGGGTTTTAGGACAACGCTGATGGGGATATGACCCATGGCGCATCAAGCAATCAATATACAGGAATATAGATTTCCTGCTAATGGTCCATATTATACAGGTATAAGTGTTAAAACAGAAGTTACTATTAACGCAACTGGTAGTTCAACTGTCGTAACTAACGATGCTGCTGATGCAGATACAGATTTTACTAGTGCTATGGCTTTAGCGTGTTTTAAAGATAATGCAAAAGCCAATAGTGCTACTAGATTATATGTTAAAAACTCTGATATTAGTGGCCTTTCTGGTTTAGGATATACCTATATTGGACATGTTAGTGCTACAAATGTAGGTCCAGACCCAGAATCTTTCACATTAGTAGAAGCAGCCTCTTTAACTATACCTGTTGATACTAAATTATATTCTGCTACTTTTGCACCAATGCTTAATGGGCGCATTTTTGATACTATAAGTGGTGCTTCAAGCGCAGTCTCTGGTGTCGAGATAAGCACAGTAAGAGGAGAAATTTGTGTTGTTGTTAATTATTCATGATGTGATACGATGAAACAGGCTAAAATGGAAATGCAAGATATTATGCGTTTGCAAAAACAAGGTTATTCATCTGTAGAATCTTATGGCGACTCTAGTGTAATAAATAAAGAAAAACCACTACAAGGTGTTACACATCAACAAAGACAACGTAATACTAATGCAAGAGATGTATTGAATATCGGAGCAGGTACACGTTGTACAGGTTGTGGATTACTATACTTTTGTTGGGCAGAAACATGCAGTGCATGCGGAAAGGTTATGGATTTTAACCTCTCCCATCGTGATGAGGTGAACCGATTATGAGTAATATTTTAGTTAAAATGCCGGTGAAACCACATAGACAACAAGTCTTTTGGAATAAAGGAGGAGAAGAAGCAGCCGCTCCTATGAAACTACAATCATGGGCTAATAAAACAGCCTTTGCGGAAGGATTAGTAGGAGAAGAAGCAATTACACGTAGAGATGAATTAATGAGACAGGCTGTACAAGACCCAAAACAATTCCCAGAATTACAATTTATGAGTGACCCAATTCCTTTTGATGATGACATGCAAGAAGCCCATAATGAGGCTGCACAGTCTCAGAAGATAGAGGAAGAAATGACTCACGGAAAAGATGAATCTGAAATAGATAGGCAAGCAATTGATGACACTATAGACCAAGAATTAAGTTCAGTAGATGTTGTTCCTCGTGACGACCCCGGTAGAATCCGTAGAGAAGGCCCAGTCGAAGGAGCAGAAGACAGTGCACCCGGAAGTGCTCCCATTCCTACAGGACAAAAAACTTTAGATGACTGGATGGATGATGAAAAGAAAACTTCCTTTGACCCACACCCCGGAGACGTAATGCTAAAAGCCATCCGTGCACGTCTTGGATGGTGAGGGGATGAAGTATGCCAGTAGTATTTTCACCGGGCGAATTAGAAGTAAGACCTCTTGACACTACGGCTATTGTATATACTACTGCTCAAAAAGTTGCAGATTTATTAGAAATAGATAAACCAGAACCAGTTTTAATTTCTGCTAATTCTGATACTGGGGCTATGTATATTCTTGGTGCTGATTTAAGAGAACATGGTTTTGAAGCAGGAGATACTGTATTTGTGTATAGTGATGCAGACCCTGTTGGTAAAACATTGACAATTAGTACAGTGGCCAGCAGTACAGGCGGAGATAGTGCAGGTGTAGGATATGTTAAAATTACATTTACAACTACTCCTTTAACTGCGGCTGATTACCAAGTAGCAGATAACGCATATATTCAAAATCAAGCAAGTTTCACTAATCGTAAGGGCAGAGGAGTTACTAAATCTAAAGTGGAAAATCTTATTCTTCGTGCTCAAGATATTATTGATAATAGAACCCATAATGCATGGAGACCATATTTAGTAGTAGGAGAATATCTTAATTTTGATACATATAAGCCATATAGAAGGAGATATTA